GAGGGAGATACCGTTACGATCGAGGGCGAGGCGTTTTTTGTGCGCGCGTTGGAGCCCGATGGGACCGGAATGGTGCGACTGGCGCTTGAGGCCGACACGGCAGCGAACAGCCTGTTCCGCGTCGGGTCGGAGGCCGAATCGGCGCTCGACCGCGCCGCCCTGATCGCGCTCGACTCGTTTGCCTCGACTGTGACCTATTCTCCGTCTGCCGGCGGCGCACTCTCCATCCGCGGGCTTTTCCTTGAGCCGTTCGTCGCGCCCTTCCTTGAGCCCGGGAGCGCGACGACCCGCCCGGCGCTGATCGTCGCGGCCGACGATATCCCGTCGACTGCGGCGGCTGGGGATAGCGTCACGATCGCCGGAGAATCGTTCGACGTGGTGGCGCTCGAGCCCGACGGGACCGGGTGCGTGCGGTTGACTCTGGAGTCGGCCTCGGCGGCCGATAGCGCGTTTCGAGTGGCGGCTGCGGTGGACGCCAGCGCCGACCGGGAGGGCTTCGCCAGCCTAGACGACTTCGCGGTGGCGGCGACCTACACGCTTGCGGGCGGCGGCGCTTCGTCGGTGTCCGGAATCTTCCTTGAGCCCTATGCGCTCGCCGGGCGCGGGCCGGGGGCGGCAACCTCCGCTCCGGCGTTCCTGATGCCGGCCGACGATATGCCGGCGGGGGCGGCGGCTGGCGATGGCTTGGCGATCGGGTCGGAAACCTTTACGGTGCGCGCGCTGGAGCCTGACGGAACAGGCATGATGCGGCTGACTCTTGAGGAAACGGCGTGACGCATATTCGCACGCAAGTTCGCGCGGCGGCGGTATCCGCTCTCTCCGCCCTGACGACGACTGCGACGCGGGTTTTTACCGGCCGACCTTACCCTCTCCAGGCGAGCGAGCGCCCGGGGCTGGTTGTCGAGGTCCTGGCGGAGAGGGTCGAGGTCGTGGCGATGAACGCCGACCCGACGCTGCTTCGCACGCTTCAATTGACGGTGATCGGCTACACCGAGGGCGACGATATCGAGGACCGGCTTGACGTGATCGGCGCCGAGGTCGAGGCCGCTCTAGGTGCCAACCCAACGCTCGGCGGCGTCGCGCTCGACACGACCCTTTCCGCTGTCGACCTCGACGTTGATTCAGAGGGGACGAAGCGGCAGGGCGAAATCCGGATGACTTTTATGGTAATGACGCGGACGACACGGGCGGTCCCGACCGTGTTCGTTTAGAAGGGAAGTGACGCTATGACGACGATCGTCGGCAACGCTGGCAAGGTAAAGGTCGGCTCGGTCTATGTGGCCGAGGTCAGCGAATTCTCGCTGGAAATCTCGGCGCAAATGGTCGAGGACTCGGAGCTAACCGACGCCTGGAATTCGTTCAAGTCCGGCGGCAAGTCGTGGAAGGGCTCCGCGACCGTCATGTTTGACCCGACCGACACAAGCGGCCAAGAGGCAATGAGCGAGGGCGCGTCAATCACGCTCGGGCTCTACCCGGCGGGCTCCGGCTCCGGCGCAACCTATTACTCGGGAACGGCGCTGATCGAATCGCGCGGCCTTGACGTGAAGCGTAATGGGATCATCACCCGGCAAATCAGCTTCCAGGGCTCGGGCGCGCTCACACAGTCGACGGTGTAGCCGATGGCGGTCATTGATGCGGTCAAGCGCCACTACTCGGCGCATACGGGCGCGGCGCGGCGCTTTATCGACGTGCCGGAGTGGGGCGAGGAGGGGAAGCCGCTCCGCATCTTCTGGACCCCGCTGACTCTGGCGGAAAAGTCGCGCATCTTCCCGGCGACGCGGGCAATGAGCGAAACGGATTGGGCCGAGCTAGTCGTCATGAAGTCGCAGGACGAAGCGGGCCAGCAACTCTTCCCCGACCCGATGGACTCGCACATTCTCAAGAGTCAGGCCGATCAGAACGTCGTGACGCGGATCGGGTTGGCGATCGGTGCCGCCTTGAAGGTGGAGGAGGCAATAAAAAACTCCTAGACGATCCCGAGCGGCGGACGTTGTTCGTCATCGCGGATCGTCTCAAAAAGACCGTAGGGCAAGTCGAGGCGATGCCTTATGACGAATTCGTTGAGTGGGTCGCCTACTTCAAGACCGTTGACGTGAAGGGGCTGGAATAGTGCTCGCCGAACTCGCTTTTCGCATCACGGCGCAAGGCGCCTACGCGCGGGAGTTCGGCAACCTCCGCAAGGAGATTGCTCAGCTTGACTCGGGCATGTCGACCATCGCCCGGACGGCGCGCATTACGCAATTGTCGATCGGCGCCCTCGGCGCGGCATTCGCGGGCGGCTTGGGCGCCCGCGCGGTGGTCGCAATCTGGCGGCTTGTCACGAACTCAATCAAGGACGCGGCAAGCGGTGCGACGACCTTCGGCGGCATTGTTACGAGCGACATGGTGCCGCGCCTCAACCTCGCCGCTCAAGCGTTCAAGGGGATCGAGAACGCAATAGGCGGGCTTATCGTCAGGGTCGCCGACGGGCTGGTAAAGCTGGGTATTGCCGTCGGGCTTGTGGACGACACGGCCGCGAAGGTGGCGAGTAAATATGGCCGGGTGCTCGGCGAAGACCCGCAGGGCGACAAAGCGGCGTTGGATGCATTGCAGGGGGCGCTCGCCGACAAGGTTAATCGCGATGCCCTCAGTCTGTCGAAATATGGCCGCATCGGCGAAGCGCCGGACCCGCTGGATTCGCTGCGGGAGGGCCTAGCCGCGCGGGCGGAGTTTGAAGCGACGCGCATTGAGGCGGCGAACGCGCGAATCAAGAAATCGTTGGCGGATAAGGGCGCGGTCGAGAAAAAGTCGTTGGATGACGGCGCCGCCGCGTCAACGGCTGCGGCTAGCGCCATCGATACCGTGAACACGGCGCTCGACGCGCAGATCGCGAAGCTCGGCATGAGCGCCGAGCAGCAACGGATTTTCGATCAGCTTCAATTGGCAGGGGTCTCCGCCACAAGCGCCGCCGGTCAGGCGATCGCCGCGAAGGTTCACACGCTGGTCGCTTATGAGGACGCGCTAGCCGCGACGAACGCGCGGCTTCAAGAGTTTCGGTCCTTCGCCGGCTCGGCGCTGAACACGTTCACCGGCGCGCTGCAACAGGGCAAAACGATTGCCGAGGCGTTCCGCGACTCATGGGTGTCGGCGCTCGGGACGATCATTCAAAAGATCAACGAAGCCGCCGCCGCCGCTTTGGCGAGTTCGCTATTCGGCGGCGGGGCCGGCGCCGGCATAGGCGGGGTGTTAACTTCCATCGGCTCTTTCCTCGGCTTCGCCGGCGGCGGCAGCTTCACAGTCGGCGGGACAGGCGGGCCGGACTCCCAGCTTGTGCCGCTGCGGCTGACCCCGGGCGAGGTTGTGAACATCAGCAAGGGCGAGGGCGGGCAGTCGCAGCAACCTGTGCAAGTGGTGGTCAAGGTCGACCCGAACCGGTACTTCGACGCCCATGTCGCGCAAGTGTCGGCCCCGGTGGCCCAACGGGCGGCGGTGTCGGCGGTCGGTGCCTATGACAAGGCGACCCGGCGCGCTCGCGAGACTGCGGGGTAAGCCGTGACGCTCTACGCCTGGCCCTCCGAACTCGGCGTCCGGTCGATCGCGTTCAACCCGCGCGGCATGGTCGTGACGGGTCCGCCATCTCTGACGGGACAGTCTCAGGTCGCGTCGGTCGACGCCGGCCATTGGGTCGCGACGCTGAACATTGCTACCCTCGGCGAGGGGGCGGAGGTCCTGGCCTTCCGCGCGCTCCGGGCGAAGTTAGAGGGCGGCGCGCATTCGGTCTTGGTGCCGGTGTTCGACTACGGCACGCGCAACAATGGGCAAATCCCCTATCCGGCGAGCGGCGGAAGCACGGTCAACGCCTACGCCGAGCAGCGCTATTCCGACAACACGTTCCACACCGACGGGCATGGGTTCTATCGGCCGGCGATAGTGGTAACGGCCAACGCGGCGGCGTCTCAGGGCGCGAGCTCGGCGACTTTCACTGTCACGACCGCCGGGACGCTTTACCCGGGAATGTATTTCTCACACCGGGGGCACTTGCACGTTCTCAAGGAAAAGACCGGCGTTTCGGGATCAAATCAAACGTGGTCCTTCTGGCCTCGGCTCCGCGAGGATATCGCCAGCGGCGACCGGATCGACTTCGAAAAGGTCGTTTGTCGGATGCGCCTCGCCGGCGAGGAGGAAATGGACCTAGACTTAGGCCGGCTTTGGATGGCTCAGCCGACGGTCGGCTTTCGGGAGGTCCTCTAGGCTTGGCCCGGTTCGACCCGCTGATCGAGGCGCAGCTTGACGGCGCAACGGTGCGCTGGGCGCCGCTGGCGTTTTTTGACTTTCTTACCCGGCCGAAGCGGGTGTGGGCGGGGTTCGGTCCGCTGGCCGCGGGCGACGGCCATACCTACGAAGGGCTCGGCCAATTGGGGCGCATTCCTCAGGTCGGTGCGGGGCCAGGCGGTGCGCTTGAGGAGGTCACTTGCGAATTGTTCGGGACGGCGGAAATCCTCGCCGACCTCGACGGCGACCGGGAGGAAAGCGCGGGGCGCGACTGCCAGTTAAAGCGCCAGTTTTTCGATGTGCGAAAGTTTGACGAAGCCGGGAATTGGGTCGATTGGGCGCCGCTCGGCGAGCCGGTGACGATCTTCGTCGGGACGCTCGGGACGCTGACCATTAAGCGCGAGGAGGGAACCCGGATCATATCGGTTCCGATGCAAAGCCGGCTCCTCAACCGGGCGCGGCCGTCGTCGCAGTATTTCACCGACCGCGATCAGAAGTCGCGAAGCCCCGACGACAACCTTTGCCTCCGCGTCTCGCAATATTCGGAGGGGTCGGTTCGATGGCCGATATTCTGACGCGGCTCCCGGTGGCGGAGTTCCTCCGTGAGGCGGCGGCAGCGCCATTCATCTTCGGCGAATGGGATTGTTGCATGTTCCTCGCCAATTGGGTGCGGTTCGCCCGTGGAGGGATCGACCCGGCGCCCGACCTCCGCGGCGCCTACACGACCGACGACGGCTGGAGGGCCAAGGTCGAGGAGGAGGGCGGTCTTGTCCGCCTGGTGGGGCGGATTGCCGATCGCGCGGGGCTCGGCCGGGTGCATCCTGATGACGCGATGCCCGGCGACGTGGGGGTCGTCAGAATCGGGTCGAACGACTTCGAACTCGGCGGGGTGTGCGCCGCTCCGGGCAAGTGGGCGGTGAAGCTACAGCGCGGGGTCCAGCAATTCCCCGGAACGCGCGCCCTAGCGGCGTGGAGGCTCTGACCGATGCCGACCGCAATCGCCGGAGCGATAGGGCTGGCGCTTTTCAATCTCGGCATACCGCTGGCGATCGTCAACGCCGCGGTGTTCGCGGCGCCCTTCCTGGCGAGCGCGGCGGTGTCGGTAGGTCTCTCCCTTGCCGCCGGCGCTCTGGTTCGCCTCGGCGCCTCTCCGACCCAACAGGCCAGCGTCAAGCCGTCCGACGGGCAACAGGTCATCAAGCAGGCTATCCCGCCGCGCTGGAAGTCGTTCGGCACGGTGCGCCTAACGGGGCCGGTCTTCTGGCTCGATAGCGATTCCTCGACCGGATATCTTTACCTCGGGGTCATGCTCAACCAAGGCCGGATCGGCGGGTTTGTCAGTTACCATCTCGACGACTCCGAAGTGGCGATCGACGGAACGGGCCAGGTCACGACTTCCCCATACTCGGGGGTGGTAACGAAGATTCTGACGCGACTCGGCGAGCCGACTGAGACGGCCTATTCTGAAATTAATAGCATTTTTTCAGTCGCCGATGTGCGCGGCGACGGCGTGGCTTCGATGCTGCTTATTGCCGACACGTTCGTCGACGCCGAAACCCAACTTAAAAACTATCCGAACGGGATTCCGCGGTTCCGGGCGACGATCGACGCTTCGGTCGTTTGGGACCCGCGAGTCTCGACGCAAGACCGAACCGACGAGTCGACGTGGGCGTGG